AGCTCCACACACATTCGATGGTTCAAAAACCTGTTCAAACGTATGTGAGACCTACTATGACACCACCTCACACTGGGGCTAGCCCCGCGATCCATGTTCACCTTCCGAAGTCTGCGACTCCGTCCTCTCTAAACTTCTCTGTCCAAACGAATCCTTTTCAGGCGTTGGAATCAAAGTTAGAAGACGGCCAGACCCTCATGGGTAACACGATCACGGAACAAGTTAGCAAGTGTGACCTGCTGGTAGGGGGGTCCCTTCCATCGCATTGTTCGCGCGATGTTAAAGAAAAGCTTACGCTCGCCCTCTCTACTCTTCTAGACTATTTTGCACTTTACGGGTTTGATCGTGTTAATTTCGATCCCCGATCCACTTTGAATCACTGGCAACTATGCTCAGCTCAATGTGGTTGGATTAAGTTCCTTAAGTACAAACTAGCCGCTTTCTTTTCTGATTTTCTTCAAGTTGAATTACCTCCCAAACCATTCCTTGTCGAAGACCACCCGATGCACCTCGTTGGAGGCCGGGCAGGTCGCTTTGTCCACCAGATTCTCAAGACTAACCGTGCGCTTTCCTTTGCCACGGGGATCCTCTATTCCAAGAAGGGTCTTCCACGTCCTGATGAGCAGATGCTGGCGGCTGCAATCATTGCAACCAAGAAAGTTCTCACCAATCCTCGTCCTGTCCCTATCTCTAACATTTCGATCAGATCCGATGGATCCGACTGGGATGCTCCACCCGAACGTCCACTGAATCTTTCAGACATGTCTGATGAAGTGCGACGTACCGTGCGTGAAGTTTTTTCTGGTTGTAAATTGCGTGTGAGTGATTTGGAACACCCCTATGCACCATCCGTGAAGGCGACCTATACTGCTAGTCGCTCCAAGCTAGGAACTTTCGGTGATCTCGTTAAAGATAATATTATCTCTGACGTGGTTCACATGGAGTCTTTCCTGGCCTCTGGTCCGCATCATGTGTTGGAACAAGATCCGTTAAAGCGGATTCTTGTGGGGGCGGTTGAGATTGATGAGAGTGAGGAGGAGATGAGGGAGGATGAGGATATCGAACGGGTAAGAGTCACGCCTGCATTCAAGCAAATGTTGCAGAATAGATATGAAAAAGTCTATCGTGCCGTTCGAGTTCGTGCGAGTGAAGAAGTTGCAAATGTGAAACTGGTTGCCTTGCCTGAAGCCCTTAAGATCCGAGTGATCTCCAAGGGACCGGCTTTCACATACTTCACTCTCAAACCAGTCCAGAAATTCTTACACCGTATTATGCGTAAACAGAGAATGTTCGCATTAATCGGAGAAACAGTTACA